CTAAAACTTCATATAAAAATTGATATTTAGTTTCAAAATAAGTTAATTCTTTTTTACTAGTAGCAAAATGTAAAATTGTACGTTTAAAATTTTCTTTAGGTTCATTTTTAACTAATTCTAATAATTGTTTATTTGAACTCCAATAAGTTTTCCAATCCGATTCTTTTGAAACTATTTTAAATTTAGGAGGTCTACCTTTTTGACCTTCAAACAATTTTAATTCTTTTTTTCCTAATTTTTGTTTACGAGTAAATACAAGAAATTTTTTACCAACATAAGATTTATTAGAAGGAATATGATCTATTCTATAAACAAACCCCATAATTTCTTTTTCTAACTGATTAATATCAGTTATTTTTTCTTTATTATATAACCAGGACATTATAAAGAATCAAATGCTACTTGAATTTCTAGATCAGCACTCATAGGAACTTTTGTGGGAACTGATAGTTTACCTATAGCTAATAAATTTTGATCATTATCATATAACCCTACTGTTGTTATATAAGGACTAAAATATGATCCCGTTGCGAAATCTTTATAAACATAATTTGTTCCAGGAACAGCAGGTTGAGATTGACTACCTGATAATAATGAAGGATTTAATGAATAACCAAATTCATTTTCTCTTACAACACATTTATACTGATGTTCATATAATGTAACTGATGAGGACCATCCTATGGTTACATTTTGTAGTTCATTTACACCAGATGCAAAACCATTTTGACCTCTTAATACTGCATTTCCAATATTAGCTAATTGTCCTTGTACAGACCCATAAGGGTTACTATCTGATTCACTTATAGGGGTTAAAATAGCTAATCCATGTTCATAAGTTATATTACCACAATATTCATCTGGTATAGTTAATGGCCCTACAGTATTATTATACCCATATCTAAGGTTTCCATTTCCATCATCCCAAACAGTATATGTTTCAGTACCTCCATTGTAATTGTATACCATACTAAAACTTTGAGGTTCTATATTTTGTCCCCATAGTTTTGAAGGAATTGATATAGTTGAAATGAAATTATTATTAGGAGCACCTGATACATTTACAGTTTCTCCCATTAATGCAGTTCTAGTCTGGGTAATAGTACTTGATAAATAATTACTATATTGAGGACTTTTTACTGCCCCAATAGGTATATTATTAGAACCACTAATACCTATATTGATATTATTATAATTAGCAAATGTATTATTTCTTTCACCTTCTAAACCATATAATAAACTGCCAGTTGCTACTAAACTTCCTGATTGACTTCCAAAGTAATTAGAATAATAAAGCTGCATTGCACTTGAATAAACTGAATTTGTATTTAATTTATTTACAAATCCTGTAAAATTATTAGACCCTGAAACTGTACTTCCATTAAAAGCATTCCATAAAGTTTGTTGTGAAGTTTCAAATATAAGTTTATTAGTAGAAGGTTGGGTACCATAATAAACTTCAACTCCTACATTAGAAGCTGTTAAAGCATTCCCAGTAAATCTAAATCCTTTATTTGCAAAAAAGGGAGTTATTACTATGTCCTTTGTAGTGAATTGTTTGTACGCTGACATACATTTTAGTAATCTAATTTAACTCTAACAAGTAATTCTTTTGTAAAATCTTTAACTAATGGTCTACTTAATTTTGCTATAGCACATAACTCATTTGAAGCATTATATAAACCAACTGACGTAATAAATGTTTGTGGGTTATTTTGCATAGTTGGCCATAATAAAGCCCCTGATGATCCAGTTACAAATGATGGGTTAGATGAATAATTAAATTCTGAGTTTTGAGCTCTAACAAAATAAAAATCAGATGCTAAGGTTTCTTGTGAGTTTAATCTAAAATAAGACCCACCAGGAGCTTTATTTAATACTTGACTTTTAGATATAGCTGTAAATAATTTACCCATATTAGCATCATTAGTATTTGGATTTCTTCCTGTACCTAAAGCTATTCCTCCATCTACACCTATACCTTTAGTTCCATCTAATGCTGCTCCATTTAATAATATTAAACCAACATCTGGTAAGAATAAACCATATGAACCTGATCCTGGTGAGTACCCATTAGAATTTAAACCTGTATAAACTGCTCCTTCTGATCCTGAAACTACTTGATATACTCTTCCTGCATTTCCAAAAACATTACCTGTAGTTATTTTGCTATTATCAGTTAAGGTTACTTCTCCTGTTCCTGTTAATGATAGAGCCATAGTACCTAATGCTAATGACTCTTTATATCTTGCTCTTTCAATTGGAAGAGCATAAAAATATGATCCTGTAAAATCACCAAATATAAAAGGATCTATATCATCTCCTAATGCAATGTTTTGATATTGTCCAAATATAGTAGATGAAGGTGATTTACCTGGTACTAAAGCATTATAAGCTAAACTACCACTACCTACTTCATCAGCATAAGCTATATCAAATTGAACTGTAGCTGTTGTATTTGCAGATGATGTTTGATATACATGAACATAATAATTTCCTGTATTACTTGCATTTTGAACTGATGATGTGAATGCTACAGCTAATCTTGGTTGATTTCCACTCCATACTGTTCCTGTTATAGAATCTATACTATTAATTATATCACCTGTTCCAAATTGTGTAAAAGCTCCGTTAGCCATATTTTTTGTATTTTAATTTTTATTATTGCATTCCAGCTGATTTTCTCAGCTCAAATGGGATTTGTGCTCTAGCTCCTGTGCTTCTACCTACAACTGTTAAAGTTGCAAATAATACATCTAAAGAACCAAATACATTAATTGATGTAGCAGTAAGTGTAAAGTCAGTTCCTGTTACTGTTTTAGAAACATTTGTTCCTAATGTAGTTTGTTGATTTAATGCTTCATTTGAATTAGCACCCCCACCAGTAATATTAGCATAAGTAATATTTGACATAGTTACAGTATAACCTTCTGCCTCTGATGCTACACCTGTAAATGTTTGAGTTTGTGGAGTAAATGATGGTAATAAAGTTTCTCCTGTTACCATTGAAATTTTTGCTGGTGCTTGGATAGTAGGCATAACTGCTGTTGAACGAGGTAAAGTAACTAATTTATACTTCATCGTTTGCAATTCATTAGGAAAAGCTTCTAATACAGGCATATTTTCAATTGCTTCTCCATAATAAGCAGATCCTGAAGGATGTGATGGATTATATAATGAATAATCTACTTCATCATCAGCTAGTGAAAATTGTGTTATATTAAAAGCATTACCACCTTGAGCTAGTAATTCTCTTCCTTTTTTTGTTAAAATAGCATCTACTGTTACTACTTGGTTATTTAAGTATCCCATTTTTTATTAGTATTTTATTATAAATATATGTATTTTTTGTTTCTAATCCAAATTATATTAAACATTTTAGCTACCTAATGTATCAGGGCTATCTTGTGTAAATACATTTTCAGATTTTAATTTATTAATTATCTTTTGAACATTTCTTTGTTGTATGTTTGTTAAATCATTTGGTATTAAATACCCATCACCAGATAATGTTAAAGCACCTGCTGATCCTGAAGATTGGACTGCATTTAATATAACCCTATCATCTGCTTCTTGTCTTTTTCTTAAAGTTAAAGCAAATATTTTTCCACTAGGAATTGGAATTTTTATATCATTTGGATTTGGAAATACTTTTACTCTATCAAATAAATATCCTGAATCCCAAACTTGACCACATGCATCATCAGCTAGTGTTGCAGGGGCGTTTATAACTAAAGGTTGAATTGATGCTGAAAGTAACATTGCATTATTAGCATAAGAAGATCCTTGGAATTTTGAAGATGAATAATTTGTTATATAATTAGTACCAATCATCCAACTTGCATTATTACCTAATGTTCCAGCACTACTACCATTAAATATAGACATAGTTAAACCAATAATTCCAGATCCTGTAGGTGTTACACTACGACTACTAATGCCTGTTATTGATCCACTTAAATATCTTGGTGTAGTAGTTGTATTAGTATTTTCCATTGAAGTTAAAAGAAAAATATCACCATTATTCATTGATGCTTGATATTTATTAAGTAATGATCCATAGCTATAATAACCATCTGATGGAAGAGGTCCTGTAAATTCAGATGTAGTCCATTTACCTGGTGTACCACCACCACCCCCAGTTTGTGGAATAGCATCAATCATATTATAACTTGCTATTTCAAAAGTTACATTAGTAATTGGATTACTTCCCACACTACCATCTTCCCACTCTTTAGTGTTTGTAAATAATTGAGGTGGTGTTTGGTGATAACCTAATACTGTAAAATCTTGATATGTTTTTGTTAAAGTAGAAGGATTTTGAGGATTAATTAAATACCCATAACTTACTCTTATTTCATCTCCTTTTTCAATTAGTATTTTTTGTTCAGGAATATCTCTATATTCTCTTAATTTAGATCCTGATATATTCCATCTGTAGTAATTTTCATTATTTTGTCTTTCTGCTGCATCTAATATTGGTAAAGATCCAGGTCCAAAAGTTGGTACTAATGCACTAGCTTCTCTTGGAGTTTTATAATATGCTATATTATTAGATGCAGGAATTAATGGTAAAGCTAAAACTGCTGCTGATGGACCACCAAATTGATTTACAGGATCACCAGCTGCAGCAACTGGATGTGCTGGAGTTATGTTAGATGCTGTTATAGGGCATATATCTCCTAACTGTATTAAATTATTAATAGTATTAAACATATTTAATACTGGTCCTTTAATTGCTTGGGGATTTGATGGAGGATTATTACCCGAATCATTATTAACAAACATTCCAGGTATTTGATCTACAGGTCCTTGTAAATTAAGAATTCCAACATCTCTATTATTTTCATCTTTTAAACTTGAAGTATAAGCCATTAATACATTTTCATTAAGAGTATAAAAACTTGGATCCCCAGGATATGTTGATGATGCAGAAGGAGGTAAATTAATAACATCTTTCATTAATACAGAATTACCATTTACATTATTTTGATATGGAAAAACAGTTACACCAAAATATGATGCTGATAATTGTATTGAAGATGAATTTCCTCCAGTACCTTGAATGTTAGGATTTGCTATTGGGCTGATGGACTTATCTATAGCTTGTTTATAATCATACCAGTTTGGAAAATTATAATATTGAAGGAGTGTTAAATCATTTAAAGATCTTTCATTTGAAAAATATCCAATAAAATCAATTCCTCCAGCATTAATTTCTCTAGGTCCTACACCTAAATTTGTATAAGTAAGTACAGTACCTCCTATATTATTAAATGTTTTATTAGATTGGTTGTAAACAATAGTTGCTTCTCTTCCTACCATAAAAGTAGAAGACATTGGAGTTAAGTTTTCATTGCTACCATTTATTAAAGATGAAGTAATAATAGGTGATTGTTGATCTAATATTTCTTCAAATGGTATTTGGATTAATTGATCTACATTAAAAGTAGTTGTACCAAAATATTCTTTACTTTCTAATGATGATTTAAAATGAGCAATATTAATAGGATTTCTATCAATTACTGCTGTTTTACCATAGGAATAATCACCAGTCCAACTACCAGTTTCATTATTTACAAATCTAACTTTATTTTGGGTTAAAAGAAATGGTGGATTTGCTAAGCCAGTAATTCCTGTGTCTGATGATTTTCCAATTGCTAAACTTTCTGAAGGTATACCAGTGTAAAAATTATAATCTGCACTAAATAATTCAGTTCCAATATACCTAGGATTAATTACATTAGTTTGAGTATAATTACTATCAGGTACTTCTGCAAATTCTAATAAATTATCAGCTGTTCCTGTTCCTCTAAATCCTAACTCAGAAGAAGATACTAGTAAAGAATAATCTGCAGGTATTCCTAAAGTAGTAGGTTTAGCTCCTTTAATATATGATGGAGTAGGTGGGTCAAAATCTTGATCGAAGAAAAGTGAACTAGCTCTACTTTCTGTTACATTATTTATTATTGGGTTGTAAATTGAATTTTCAAATAATACACTTGCAGTTGGAAATATAGTAAAAGCATCGCGTGAAAAGAAATGCTTTGGAGCCATTGTATCATCAGGAAATATAATTTGTACGTTTTGTATTTGACTTTGCATACCAAGTGCTGAAAAGAACATTGCTGTTGTTTGTCCTGCTGCTTGAGTCCAAGTTCCTGTTATTGTTTGAGCTGCGGTTCCTCTAAAACTTAATCCTACACCATTTGCTGAACCACCTGGAGTTGCTAAAGAACTCAAACCAACGTTGTTATTGCTGTTACCTAAACCATCACTACTTAAATCTTTTATTTCAAAAGATATTTCATATTGTGCCCCAGGTGTTAAGTTTGTTATAGCATTTTGTAAATAAATAGTTGAAGATGCAGGCTCTGCTGCTCCACCTTGGAATCTAGTTGGAAATACATAATCTGAAGGATATGCTCCTCCTCCAGGTTGTACATCATCAGTTGCTTGACAAACCCCAACATTAGATGCATCAGCTGTGTTACCATTTCCACTCACATATTCACCATTTGAGGAAAATGCTGGGTCTGTAGTAACTCCTACTGCTGTTTCTTTAACAATTGCTGCTGTTAAATTGGCTCCTTGACCTTGTCCTGTAAAATTAGTTACTGATAGTTTACCATTATGACCAAATGATCCTTCTACTGATGCTTTAAATTGAGTAGCTGCGTCATTACTAGTTCCATCATTGTTACATTGTACTGATAGTAAACCATTTGTAAGTCCTGCTGTAGTAATAGTAATAGTTGCAGTTACTACACCACCTCCTTGTGCAGGAAAAGTACCAGTAAATACATTACCTACTTCTACCCATAAAGTAGGATTTACTGTAGCTGCATTATTGTCAGTTACTGTTATAGAATCTACAATATTAGAACTTACTACAACAGTTGCTTCAAAGGCTAAAGCATTAGAAGGGGTAGTACGAGTAAAAATAACACCAGCAGTTGTGCCATTTGCAGGAGTACCTGTTACACTTAATGTTGATTTATTATCAATTCTTACATTTTCAATTAATAACTTACCATTATTTGAATTTCCACTAACTCCTAACATTAAAGGAGAATTATTACCAATATTTAAATAAGTTCTTTCAGTACCATCAGTAGAGGTTATTGTTATACTTCTAGCGGCATTTGTTTGATTACCCATAGCTCTAAATAACATGGAGTCACTACTATTACCACCCGATGCAGATCCTGAAATTGATATTCCTGGTGGGTCTCCTTTTAAACTACCAGTAGCTCTAATTGGAACTGCTACTGCTCCATTTGCTGTTGCTGTTGTAAATCTTGAGGTATTATAAGGACCTGCTGCTAAATTTACTGTTGGTGGTGAAGCTCCTCCTCCAGGCAAATCATCAGGATTTAAATTTGTTCCATCAAGAAAAATTCTATAAGGGTTGTATTGGGAAGGTATTGTTGGAATATTACTACCACTATATTCACCATTATAAAATTCATCTTGGATACTATGAGAGAGAATTTGACCAGTGAAATCATCTAAATAAGTCCAAGATTGAGTAAATGCTGTTATAGATGAAGTTGGTACATTGTACTTATTAATACTTCCCCCAGCACTACCTGTTAAAGTTTCTATAGGAATACTTCCAGATATTAATATATTTCTTAAAGCAATTGGACTATTATACCCAGCATATGGATCTCCTCCATCAATTTGAGATTCAGGTACCCCATCAACTGATCCAGTTTCTGGTGTTATAGCGATAACTGTGTCCAGATTCATAGCGATCACCGCATCAGTTTTGTTTCGCTCTAATAGATGTTGTTTTACGATGATTCCTGTACTTAAACTAGTACGTGCTGGAACATAATTTTTTATTGCTTTAAATAATGATGTTTCATAAAATTTAATTAATCTATTATAATCATATTCTTTTTCAATTATAGTTGGCAATCCAGTATATGTAGGATCATCAAATGTAACCCCTTGATATTTTTTAAAATAATCTTCTGCTATACGAGTTAATTCAGGATATCTATCTGAACTTTCAGATATAAATCTAGGATCAGCTATTGCATCAGAAACTACTCCATGTCCAAATGTAGCAATAATATCATCATTTATTTCATTTTGAAATGAAAAACCAACTTCTAATGAATTTAAATCTTCAGTATAACTTGAACTTTGTTCAAATTCTTGTTGTATACTTCTAAAAGGTGATAATATAGTACCATATTCATTACCATCAATTACTTGAATTTTATTTTTAATTCTATTTCTAATACCAGCTGCTGGCTGGTCCATGTAATTTATTTCATTATTAGGTGCTAAGAAAGAAGATGATATTGCTTTATTATATAACCCATTTCTTCCTTGGTATGCAATACTATATTGAGATGAAGTTGCATTAAGTGTTGTAATAAAAGATGAAGTATATAAAGTTCCTAATTTATTAACTAAAGATGGATGTACTGATCCTAAAGCACCTTTTCCTGCAAAAGTACTATTTCCCCCAAAATTAAGAGCAGCCATTAAACCTCCCTGGGCATTTGTGAAAGTTGTATAATTAGCACTACCACTAACATTATTATATTCTAATTCATTTCCTAATGGTAATCTAAAAGATAATAAATCATAAGAACTACCTAATCCTGTATTTGAGTCTGCATGGCCTTGTATAGACTCAGGATTCATTACATAATCATTAAATTGAGATGAAGATAAAGCTCTTCTATAATATCTAAATTCTTGAAATGATCCTGAAAATCCACTACCAATATTTACACTATTAGTACCAGTACCAATAAATATGTTATCATTATTTACTCCATTATCCATCATTCCTCCTAAAACAAGAGCACTATATCCTTTTACATATGAATTTCCTGCAGGGTTAAAAGTAGTAACACCATGAATATCATTCCATGCTGCATTATAAGATGGTTGAATTGCTGAGATTAAAAGAGTTTCAGTTCCTTGAAAACCTATTTGATTACCATCATAACCTTCATATATGTTATTTGCTGTTTTTAATTGATATGTTACTGCAGTTGAATCTTGATTTGATGCTGATAAATGTGTAAGTCTTTGTAATTGTACTGACCACCAATTTCCATCAAAAAATGGTAATGATATTGGGGTTGTTGTTTTTACCCCACCATTAGCTATTGAACCTGATAAATGAAATGTTAAATTTCCATATTTAGAAGTAGTTGGCAATTGAGACCCATTAAATGACCCTGAATTAGATCCCGAATACGCTAATGTTACTGCAAAATCTGCAGTTCCATCATTTAAATTTCCTTTTACTAATAAAGATTGTGAAAAATTAGATGTTGGAGTTACTTGTTCATCAACTTTAAATCTAAACTGTATACAATCAGGTACAGCATAATATTCTGTACTAGTTACTGGAGTAGAACCTGTAGCATAATAATTAGCTGTTAAAGGCTGCCAAGGTATTCTAACTGATGATGTTGGAGTTGAAAGTGCTGCTGTGTAAGGTGTTCGAGGATAAGTAGTTACAGCAGTACTATAACGATTCATCCATAAATCATAATCATTTTCATCATCTTTATTTTTACCCCCAAATTCACTTATACGAAGCATTGTATTTGGAACACCCCATATATTAATTAATTGTCTTAACCCAGTAACTGTTCCTTTTCTTTTTACAAGAGAAACCATATTATGGAATATTCTTTTATAAATTTCTTGAGCAGCATTTTCTAATGGGTATGGAAATGCGGGATCTGCTAAATTAATTATATAACCTAAAGTTGTTTGATTTTGATCATAATAATTAATAACAGAACCAGATGTAATATCTATATAACGATTAATATATTCTTCTCCTGATCCCACAGCTGGGAATACTCCAATTTGATTAGGATTAAATCCTATAGAATTAAAGGAATTTGCATAAGTATTAAAACCAAAAGATTCTATTACTTCATCAGCCATTTGTAATGGTAAAACAGATCCTGTTAATGGAGAATTTGTATTTCTAACTTGTTCAACTGCTTCTGTATAGAGATACATTTCATCAAAAGTTTGACCAACCATACTTACAAACTTTATATATTGATTGTTATTACTATTTTCTGTAATAAAAGGAGGGATAATATAATATAAATAATCCTGATTATCATTATCATAACGAGATGCCGAATATATCTGATTTTTTCCTGTATTATAGTATTGACCTATTTCATTTGTAGTACCAAACCAATTTTTTAATGCTGAACTTGATACTGAGTAATTAGGGTAGGGATATGTAGAATCATATTTAGGCCAAGAATTTGAACCAGTAATATAATATAAATAATACTCATAACTATCAAATTTACTAATTATATCATTAATTTTATTATTAGCTTCACTATAACTTGAAGAAAACGTATCAGTTAGTTCAGTTCCTCCTGATATAGTATCTAATTCTAAAATTTCATCTTCAAAAGCTTCAATAGATACCATTTTATCATAAAAATTATTTAATCTTTGTTCTGCTGAAGAGTATTTTACAAATTGGCTCCAATCACCATAATCTTTTCTTAAAATAACACCAGTTTCATCTTGTAAAGAATTAAATTGAAAATAGGATTGAGATGAATTTGCATTGATTAAATCATTTAAATTTTTATAATTAGTAGAATTATTAACTCTATCTTTTAAATCAATATTAAAATTTGGACCTTTTAAGGATAATAAGCTATCTACAAATTTTAAATTAGGATTAAATTCAATTTCATAAGCTTGTGTTTCAGCTACTTTTGAAATTATTTGTACTTGTTGTTCTACTACATACTCTGATGGAAGAGGTTTATATAATTTTATTAATATAGAAGGTGCTAAAGAAGAACCTGATATAGGAAGTTCTAATTGACTATTAACAGCTATAAAATTTCTATTTTCTCCAAAAGCTACATAAAATTCATCAGCATCATTTCTTGAATTTAATTTTGTAGTAAATTCATTATAATAATTTTGGATTTGAGTTACATTTAAAAAATTATTTTGTAATCTTAATTCTGTTCTATCACCCGAAATATCTTTAATAAAATAAGGATGACCATTATAATTAGCAGTTGAACTATTTTCTGTTACTGTATTGTCAAGTGTAACTTCTCCATCTCTACCTGTAAAGTAATTTGTAGTTTCAGTTTCAGTTTCTTTTATAAATGATAACTCTGATCCTAGTTCATAATTAACAAAATTATAAACAGCAAAATATTCACCATTTGAGTATCCTTGGTTATAAACATCATCAATAGGAGTTAATTGTACTTGATTATAACTTGATGTTGTTATTGAAGTTGAAGTTCCAACAGGAGCTAATATATATGATCCATTAATATCATAATCTAAGTCAGAATATAATAAAGTTTTAGAATAATCATAAATAAAAAATTCCATTTTACTTTTAAAAGGTAAAAAAGAACCTGTTAATTCTACTGAAGGGACAATAGCGTCTAAACTTAATTCAAATCCTTCTTGAAAAAGTGATGATGCTGGTATTTGTGTAATAGAAGATGAAACTGGTATTGCCATTTTTATATTTTATAGTTTGATTGTGTTAAATCTTTACTTACTTCATTACCACCAAATTTTATAGCTTTTGATGCTTCTAGATCAAAAGCACTATCTTCTGGGTCTATAGCATCATCTAAATTAGTTGCATCTTTAATTAATTGTAAATTTTCAGCTCTTAACTCAGCAATTTCATCTAATAAAGCTTGTATTTCACTATTTATAGTAGCAAAATCTGCATATTCACCACTAGTTTTGGCAAGATAAGTATGAGATTCTACAGCTCCAAGTTTAGGTATAATATAAAAAAACTTATCATAAAGATACCAAAAATCAGGTAATGTTGCTAAGTCTCTATCAAAAAAAGAAGGATCAAGAATATTATTTAATTGTGTAAATTCAGTATTTACAGTTTCATTAAATTTATCTTTATTAAACCTTTGTGCTTTTAATGTAATTTTTGCCATTATCCATTTGTTACTTTAAACATTATATCTTCATTAAATACTTTTGTAGTTCCATCTATTTGAGACTTTAATAAAATTGTGTAATATCTTTCTGGTTCTAAACCTCCCATATAAATATCAAAATAACTTGAAGTTGTGTCAGCACTAATTTTAGTATAAGTATCATCAAAGGAAATTACATATTCATTAGTTTCAGTATCTTTTACAGCATAAAATGATTGTTTTGGTAAATAAAAATTATTTAAGTAACCAGAAGAAGTTTGAAAAACTTTTGCAGGGTATTGTGGAATTGCTGCTATTCTAAATCTTTGTACACTTTCAGAATAATAAACTCCTGAGTTATTATAAGTGGAAATAAAAGCTTCTGAATTATCTAAAGTTTTCATTTTAGATGATGGACCATAATAAAAATCATCGAATTTAAATTCTAAAATAGGAGGATAAATTGTATTAGTATCTACAGAATAATATTTAAATGTAGAAGCAAATGACTCTGAAGGGACAAATTCAGCTGATGATGTTTGTTTAATAATAAACCCTTCATTAGGTATATCTCCACCTAAACTATAAGATTGACTAAACCAAACATCTACAGTTTTTGTTACATTTATATCTACATCTATAGGATTTGAATAGGTAAATGTTTGGGATTGGGTTACCATTTTTCCTGTAGATGAACCTGTATACCAAGTTCCACCACCTTGACCTCCATTTAATGCCCTCCAAGAACCTGTAGTTAATGTGGCAAATGTTACATTTTGAGCAAACCATTCTTTTTCTTCTGTTGAAGATGACCAACTACAACCATTTGTTGTAATAGGACTATTTCCAAATCTTCCAGTACCCATATCCCAACTTTGAGATACTGGATATACATTTAAATAAGATGTAGAATTTAAATTAGTTACTACAGCAGCGTAATTTTTTAAATTGGCATTCCAAGCTCGTTTTTTAAAAGCACCATTAATTAATTCTAAAGAAGCTGTTGCATATAGATTATTTGTTTTTAATAATAAAGGTGTTTTTAAAATATTTCCTAATTTATAATTTTTTCCTCTATTTACAACTGTAATGCTTGATATTGTGTTTCCTGTTACTACTATATTTGCTGTTGCTCCTACTCCTGCCCCTGTAGAACTAGTAAGAGGAACTTCTAAATATGTATCATTAGTTAATCCTGTTGGGTTTTGACCTGCAGCTAAAGAACCTAATAATGAGTCTGTTTCTGTAGATAAAAAACTTATACCAGAACCCGATATGTAACTTGTATAAACACTATTTATTTCATTTTGTGAGAATTTTATTAGATATCTACTAGTTTGTGCTTTTGCGTCAAAAAGATAAGTTGATGCTTCTAATATTTCATCTAACCCAGTATTCATAGTTGGATATTGAGTATATAATGTAGCGTCTTTTTCAGGAAATATTTTATAAATTGCCATTTATTTAAATGTTAAAGTTTTTTAATTTATCAAGAGAAGGTTTTGTATCTTCTGGTACTATACTTTCATCAACAGATGATGGTACACCACCTGTAGCTGGTTGTTGATTTAATCCTCCTCCTGCAACTTCTTCAATTTCATTATCAGGATTTGATAGTACATCTAAATAAGTTCTATTTGGGGTATATTGTTGAAGTGTCATAGTTTCTAAAGTCCCAGCATCTTCATCTCCTTCATTAGTTTTAATGAATTTAGCTCTTGTAGGATATCTTAATACTTTATAATCACCCCCATCCATAAATGATGATTTTGTACCATTTGATGCTCCTGTTCTATTTGGACCCCCACTTCCTCCTTGTTTAGCTCCAGCTAATGGATCTTCAACGTCTAATGCTGTTGTTTTTGTTGATGAGATTAAATCATTAGTTGAAATATTAGCTCTTACTACTCCCTCATTAGTAGTATAATATGCATTATCAGCATTATATCTTTGAACAAAACCAGATTCTGGGTCAGTTGTTGATCCTCCATCTATTAATGTACCATCTATAAGTTGACTTTCTCTGTTTTCAGTATATTCTTTTTTAATAGGTGAGGGTTTAGGAGGCATAGGACCTGGTGTGTTACCAAGATATGTTCCTGGATCTCCTGGTCCTATAATTCCTTCTTCACCTTTTCTATCAAACGATTTTTTATATCTTTCTAATAAATCCATATTTTTTATTTTTATAATGGTACTACTCTTCCAACAATATCAGACGCAGGATATTTTAACTCAAATATCATAGGGTCAACTGATGGGTAAATTATACTATTATTTGTTGCTGCTTTAATATCATAAGAATATTGACTATATCCTTTACTAACTCCAGATAGATTTTTTATATTAACTTCCATTACTGTTTGTACTCCTTCTACTTTATCTAATAAAATTAAAAGATCTTTTATCATTATAGGTTGATTAATATTCCAATTATCTATTTGAAAATAATTTGATATTGCTGTAATACCACGTCCTATTGTTTCATTATTATTATAGTTAGGTAAAACTATTATATCAAATTCAACTTGTATATTAATAATATAAGCATCTTTTATTTTAATAGAATCATTTATCATTCTATATTCAGATAAATAAGTTTTTAGATTTTGTTTTAAAGTTGAGGATGCTGTTCTTAAAAATTTATTACTATTATAAGATAATACATACATATCTAAAATAGTAGGTAATTCTCCTAATTGATATTCTGCTACTTTTGTTGGTTGAATAAAAGCTTTTGAAATAGTACCTATATTAGCGGGCATACTTAAAGCCCTAATCATATAATCTTGTTGTGTAACAGTTCTTAACTGAGATTGGAAGTTACCTAAAGCATTTTGTCTAATTTCTTCAATAGTATCAGCACCTTGACCTCCATCTGCTGCTGTAATATTATTGGTAGCTACTGAACTAAATATTTGATTAGCTAATGTATTATTAGAAATACTAGGATTAATAAAAACTATACCTGATGCATCATACTCAGTTAAAGTTCCTGATGCTACATTTGCACTTAATCCTCCTCCAGTTAAATATCTAATTGTTAAAGTTGTATTAGAAGGAGCAATACCATAAGTGTCTGTAAACATAAAATTTAAAGGAGCATAAGCTGCTGTTAATTTATCTTTTGAAAAAGCTAATCCTGTACCTACATTATCTGGATTAGGTACAATATTTTCATCATTATCACTTACTGTTCCTGCCCCAAAACCTAACTGTAGAGTTGTTCCATTTAAAAATCTTGTAGTAAATCTTCTTTGTACTTGTTTTAATTCTAATAGGTTAGGAGCATCATCTTGTACTGCATTAGGGTCATTATAACTTGCATTAGTAATAGTATTAAACACTGTATCTTGTGATAAATTTAGTACTTCATACCACTCATTACCATTACTATCAAATACATCTAATACATTTATAATATCAGAAGCATCAATATCAACAGTAGCAAACCTTGATGGGGTTGTAAAAGTTGCAGTAGTAGTATTAATTGTTGCTGAGATTGCTTTTCTAGTTTTTTTAACTAAATACATAGTAGGAAGATTACCTGCTAAACTATAAATTGTTATTTCTGTAGGATCTAAAGATCCTGAAGAGGAGAAATCAACTGTGTCTTCAATAATAAAATTAATATTAGGATTTTCATTAGAAGTTACTTGTGTATTTGCTGGTATTTTTAAACAATAATCAAAATCAGGAACTGTGGCTCCAGATCCATCTGTAGTTGGGGGCAGTTGTTGGTAAAATGCAATAGTTGCTGTTGCTGCCGTTGTTACCTTAGGTTTATAACCTAACATATATGCTAAATCAAATAAATTTTCTTGTTGTCTTGCATATTGTATAAATGTTTCTTGTATTTGGTTATCTAAATAAAAAGATAACACATCTCCTACATAAGAAGCCATTTCTATAAATAACATTCCTGTTGAATCTGAAGAAAAATCATTATAAGTATTAGGAAAATAAGTTTTAGAATAATCTATAAGTGAATTTCTAAAAGTATTAAAATCTCTATTTGTATATGTTATGTCTCTATTTAAATCTGCCATTATTGTAGTTCTATATTAACCTGATCTGTTTCTCCTATATTATGGACTTCATAATCTAAAACAAAATTTATAGTATTTTTATCAGTTTGATTATTAAATTGTATTTTTTTAACTTCTATAGTTGGAAAATTTGAAGCTATATTATCTTGTATAGTTGCTTCTAATGCTGAAGTTGTTCCTTCATTTATTCCTTCCCATAATAATGCTCTTAAATTAGCACCAAAAGTAGGTCTAAATACTCTTTCACCTTGATTAGTTAGTAACCAATTAATTAAATTAGTTTTTACTACTTCACGGGTTGTATAAGTAGGATTAAATACTGCTCTTCCCGAAAAAGGAAAACTAAAACCTAAAGCAGCACTACCACTATTAGGAGTTGGAAAAACATTATTTATTATTTGAGCCATTATTATTTATTAGTATTCATTAATCCCATTATTTGATCCATACCAACATTCCCCCCAGGTAATGATCCATTAGCTACATCCATTCCTGGATTAGGTTGAAAATTTGGTGCATGGTTGCTTGTAAACCCAGCTGCTGTTTCTCCTAATATATTTCTATAAGCGTCACGTTTTTCTTTTGAAGAAAGTGATGGAGGTTGTATAGAAGGTTGTTGAGGAGTTGGAGAAATTGATTCAACTATTGGAGTTGAAGTAACAACTTTTGGTGATTTAACTGCTTCCAAAAGTATGTCTTTTAATTCCTCTTGTATTACTTCTCTAACTGTTTCCTTTAATACTTTTTTTAATTCTGTTAACTTCATTTTTAATTTTATTATAAATATTAGTAATTTTTGTTTTTATATCATTTATGAACCTGTAGGTATAGGTAAACCATTTCTACCAAATTCAAAATACCAAGGATCAGATGTTGTTAAACCATAATTTGCATCTTTTCCTTGATAATAAGTACTATCATTTGGATTACCTCCTGAGGGTGCCCAAAATGGTAATTCAGATGCAAATTGAGCATTTTTATTATACCATATTATTCCTAATGTATCTTTAAGTTTTAAGAAAATTTGAGTTTTTGCATACGCTTTTATTTGATTATCAGTTAAACCATTTAATGTTGAATTATAATCTGGTGGTATTAGATTATTAAAATAATATGAATTAGTATTATCAAGTTCTAACTCATAAATTAAATCTATTTCTTCAGCAGTAATAAGGGAATCATTATCCCCGCTTATTGTAGTTGAATTAATTATTGGTTGATTATAGCCTGTTGCCTTAGATTGAAAATAATCTTTTAAAGGATCCTGAAAATTATAAGGTCTACCTGCAAGAAATAAAACATTTGCTACCTCAAAAACAGCTTGCATTAAAGGTTTCCTTTTAGCCATTTCAGGTCTTAAACCTAAAAACGCATTTCCTATAGTATTATCAGAAAATAAATTTTCAGCTGTTAAAGCTAATCTTTCTGAATATGGGTATAGTTTATTATTTGGGTTATTTGTAAAGTCACCATCTTTATTCCATCTTTTAGAATCTTTATTATAACTTCCTCCTATTTCATTAGCATCTTTTAATAAAGTTCTTGCTTGGTTTTTAATTTGACTTATTGCTGCTTTTAATTGTATTTCATTTACAGTACTTGCATAATCAGCTAAAAATAAAGTTTTAATAGTTGAGTCTAATATTCTATCTCCTTGTTGAAATTCATATCCTTCATTAGCTACTGCTTGTTCTAATACTGTTCTTGAATTATCAAAAGCCTCTACTACTAAAGTATCATAATATCCTTTATTTGGTCCTTCATTTTGAGATAATTCCCAAGCCATTTCATATAATTCATCTGCTTCCTCAGCATTTGTCCCATATATAGCTTGTAATATAGCTACTTGAGAAGCTTTTTGTATAGCTTTAAGTGGATCTACTTCTGGTGCTGGTGGTGGGAATATTAGGTCTTTTGTATCTATTAACCATTTCATTTCATTTACTAATACAACATTAGAAGAGGAAAAAGATTCATCTCCGTATAACATTTCAACTTTAACATTAGAATCATAATATTCTCCAGGAGGTGGAACAGATTCTTTATTTTGGGCTGTTATTTGTTTTTTGTCAAAAGAAAAATCTTCTAAGGTTGGAACAATTTGTTTTCTTAAATAATAATCACCGTATAATAACCCAGGAGGATTACTTAATAGAGCATCTAATTCAGCATCACTTAGTACATCTACAAAATTACCAGTTGTGGCTACTATAGCATCTAAATCTGCTTGGGTTATATTAGGATCTTTTATTAAACAATCATTTAAAGCAACATCTAAATCATTTAATTTAGAAATTACTTCTCCAACATCTTTACTTATTAAGTCTAAAGCTTCAGGAATAGCTTCTATAGAAGCATCTTCTTTATCTATTAAAGTTCCTAAATTATCTAAAGCATCTGAAAAGTTATTAATAATACTTACAGGTATACCTATTCCAGGAGGAAAAGCTGTTGGGACTGGTAGTTGTTTTATTATAGTAACTCCTACTTTTAGAGCATCTACTGCTACTTCAGCACCAGCTGCTACTTTATTTAAAGTAGCTATTTTTTGTTCTATTTCAACTAAAGCTCCATTAATCTCGTTTTTTTGTTGAATTAAATTTCTTAGTTCTTGAGTTGAGGGGCATGACTCCTTAAATTTTTCTATTAATGTGTCTAAAGTTTTATTAAACCTAAATGTTGTTTTAGTTATACCTTCAACTATTTTTGATATAAATCCTGCTAATGACATTATAAAGTTTTTGAAGTTTTAGATTTATAAAATGAAATAGAAGATAACATAGATTGAGATTGTAAATTTACTTTAGTTGCTGTTTGAATAACTGGTATGTTAGGTGTAAAAGGAATTGGTGTACCTACTGTAGTTAATGCTGAACATAATGATATCATTTCTTGGAGTAATTTTTCAAAATCATCTAAAAACTTATCTCCTAATATTACAGGTTCAGTTGCATCTTTACTTCCTAAATAAATTTCTTTAGTATCTACTATAAATTTATTTTTTGAATCTATATTAACTGTATCTTGTGTATTTAAATTAATAGAAGTATTAGCACTTAATAATATAGAATCATTTTTTGCATTAAAGTATAATCTCCCAGAATTAATCAAAACTTGTTCTTCTATATATTCATTAGGATTTATAGGGGGAGTATCATATGATTTATAATCTATACTTATTCCTTCAATAGGTATTTGTTGGTTTGAAGTTAAATAAATAGAAGATTTATCTGTGTTTATATTTTCTACTTGGGGTACCCATGGATCGTCTTCGGTTTTAGTTTGTCCATTTTTTATTATAACAATAGGTTCTCCATCATCCCCACTATTAGACCATAAATTAGGAGGAGTACTATTATTAACAGTACTACCAAACCTTATTGTATTACCCCATCTTCCTTCTAATAAAAAATCACCTTCAAAAGGTTGAAGATTTCTTATTTCTTCTCCTTCTGGTTTCTCTTTAAATGTTTTTCCAAAGCTTATTGATTCTTGTTCTGATGATTGTTGTTGAAATCCTGCTTCATTATTTTCATAATTTTGTGAATTAGAATCTTTATTAGCTAATGAATTAGGCAAGGCATTATGATGTACATTATTCCATAAACTAATAGATTGAAAATAATAATCACAATAACCCCCATTTATATTAGATTGTACTGATGGGTTAGGTAAAGATATTATATATACAATTTCATTTACAACAGGTAAAGCTTTGATATTTGAATGTAAAGGAACTGCAAATGCCAATGTCTCTAAATTTTCAGTACCAGGTTTATCTAAATCTTCATATAAAATTCCTCCTACACCCGCATATTTCCCATATTTTTCCCAAGTAAGAGGATAATCTTTACCATTTAAAGAAACAAACTTAACTCTTACAGGTGTTATTTGTTGGGTTGAGGTGGATAAAGATGGATTATCTACAATTGCACTTAAACCTCCTGGAGTAATTGACATTATTTATCTTTTTTTAATTCTTTAGATACTCTTTCTAATTTATCCATTTCAGCTAATAATTCTGCTTTTTCTTCTTCTGATATGCCAAATTCTCCATCATCATTAGTATTTTGGACTGCTCTTTGTATTATAGTAGCCATTTTAATTAATTGTTCATCATTTTTAACACCAATTTCTAAATATTCTTTAATTAAAGGTACTATTAAAGTTGCATCACCTATTTCTTGTATTAAAGGCTTTAATTCACTAATTAAAGATGATATTTGTTGTTTTTTAGTGGTTTGATTATCGTATATTTCATGTAAAATATCCGAAAATTTTTTATCACCAAACACTATTGAATCTAATTGTCCCATAATTTTTGATTATAAATATTATAAATACAAACTTTTAAGATGGAAAATAACCTCTTTCGTGGTAAAATAGATATTTTTCTTTAAATACTTTATGAAGTTTATTAGCTATTTTAGTTATTTTTGGTGTTTTAACATCAATCATTTCTCTAATGTAGATATATAAAGCTTTTTTATTAAAAACATCTATAGCATCTCTTTTTCTAAATAGTTCTAATATACAATCAGCTATTTGAGCATCATATTCTTTAGGAAAATATTTATATATGTTTTCTGTCATATATTTTACGTACAAATCTACAAATACAGATAATCTATCTCCTTCTTTATACCCTTGAGAATGTAAAGAATCACCTTCAAAACCATCACCTATTTCTATAAATTTTTGCGATGATTGTTCTAATTTTTCATTTGGTATAAAAAAAGCATTTTCTGGAAGATCCAAATTTTGATGTTTAGATATATCTTCAACTGATACTTTATCTATTTGTTTTTTGTAATTTTTTTGGTTGTAAATAATTAACCATCTTTTTACTATAGTACCAAAATACGAATATGCTTTAGCTCCTTTAGAAAGATCAAATAAATGTATTTTATCTAAAAGAAATACCATTATTTCATGTTGTAAATCTTCTAAATTTTCAACTCCATCTGTATAATAAAATTTAAAGGTATGTATTATGTTTTGGGTAAGTTTATAAAAAGGATAATGTATTTCTTTTTGATATATAAGACTTTTAAATTCTTTATTATCGCTTAAATTATATTTGACAATAGCATTTTCTGTTTCTTGAGTAAAATAATTTCTTTTCTGTCTTTTCTTTTTAGCTGCTCTTATTATATTATCCATGTGTTCATAAGTTATATTTCTTTAATTTTAAATTCGTTTAACATTCCTTGTATAGCCATAACTGTTTTAAAGAAAAAACCTATTTCATCATCACTTTCAAATCTACCCTGTGAGTCTAATTTTTTTAATTTTGTATCTGATATTTCAATTGCTTGAGATATTTTATTAAGATATTTCATATATTCTACTAATATATCTTCTTGTTTTTCATTTTTTCGTACTAAATTAAGGGTTGCAAACCCTAATACTATTACTAACATAGATAAAGCTGATATTATTATTATTTCCATATTATAAATTATTTAGCATGTTTTTTAATCCTGGACTTGATAGATTACCAAGTGCCTTTGATTTAGTTGATTTATTTGATTTTATTGAAAAATTGTCTTTTTTTAAAGAAGTTGGATTTTTAAACTTAGGTAACCACTCTATTTCAAATTCAATTCTAGCAGCCATCATATCTGCTTGGTGTAATATAAAAGGTAAAGATGTACGTGGTTTTTGTTCTGGCATCCATCCTTTTAAATATTTATCATTTGCTGAGTCATATAAGCCATCATGTGTTTGAATAGCTAACATTTCATTAAAGGTATATTTGATATTATTATCTTGGAGTAAAAATAATCCCCTATCTGGGACTGCAGAAAACGCTAATTTTTTATTAAACATATAATCTTCACCTAATTTATCTTTTCTCCATTTATCAGTTTGAGGAATATATGCTTCATGATCGGCATCACCCATTTTTCCTAAATCATGATTAATTGCTGAAAATACCAATTCTTCAGTTGTAAATGTATCCATATCACATCCAAAAGATTTCCAAACATCTGATATTGATAAAGCAGCGTGAACTACTCTATTAACATGATCAACATACCCACCTGGAAATGCTGAATGGTATTCTTTTTTATGGGCAGCTGGCATGAGCATAATACGTTCTGCGTATGTTTCATAAAATTTAATTAATTGTTCTTTACGAGGAGATGAAATATAAGTATCAATATTACTTATAAAATCTTCCCAATTAGATTGTATTTTTTCTGCTGTTAATTTCATAACCTTTATTTATTTTATAATGTATCTTGTTCACGATCCACATACATTCTTATGTTTGTTACTTCCTCTTTAGTTTTTTCAATAATATCCCTAAATTCATCAGCACTTGCATTTGGGCGCTTTAATATGAATAGTAGTTGTTGTTGAAGTCCCTCTATTTTTTCACATAGACGAATTACGGTTTCTTTATTTCTCATTTTTTTTATTTATTAATTATGTTATGGTACGGTACCTAACCCCCCTATACCATTTATCTTTTTTACTTATCTTATCTATTTCTCATGTACCTTAATACCTTTTTACCCTGTATTTCCAATATATAAAAGATAATTTAGGTATCCAAGCTACTCTGAAAGACAATTTAGAATTTTTTGAAGGTGGGCACATCTTTCATATTGTTCTGTTTGTATAAAAAAATCAATACCTGATTGTAGTGCTTTATCTAATTTTTTATTTGCATATAAGTTAATACTATTTATATGAGATTCATTTGTTAAGTCTATTTTTTTAATATAAGCCCATGCTCTATTATATGCTACAAACTCCCCAGCATCTTTCATATCACTAACATCTAAATCAGTATTTGATTGTTTAAAAAACTTAATCATTTTTAAATTAAAATTAATATGATTAAATATAAACTTTTTATACATACCAACCCAATAAGTAGGAGTATTTTTAAAGTCAATTAAAGTAGTACTATTTTCAGTACCATCTAAATTATCGTTAGATCCAAATAAATCAAATATATTATCCATATTCATCATATGGTATAAATATATAAAAGATTTATTATATATCCCAATCTTCCTCAGCAATTTGTAGTGCTAGAAGAGGAGACATATTTCCATCTGATTTAGACATTGTTGTTAAGGCATAATACACAACTTCAACTAATTTTTTTTGTCTATGTATTCTATCTAATATTTGAGATATTTTTATTATATCATCACTACCTACTTTATCTAAAAAGTCTTTTTGAAATTCATCCATTTTATTTAATTTTTAATTTTTAATATCTGCATCAAAGAAAAACATTTGCCATAATCTACCACTAGCTATATCCCAACCAAAATAATCACCAGCACAATGTATAGATTGAGCATCAAAAATAGCTAATCTATTATATACATTACCAATTACATCTACATCCTCAAATAAGGTTCCATCTGTAAAAGTATTTTGGTTTGGAAAAAAATCTAAAACATTATTAGATTGTTCATTATGGTAAATTTTAGTCTTTTTATTTGCTATTATTTTAGTTCCTGATGAAAAAGGAGCATTTGGAGTTAAATAAATCATACCAGCCCATTGTTGTGAATCACAATGATATGCTGTTGGTGCTCCTGCTATATTAGACTGAAATCTACCATTCATTCCATAACTATTCCACTTTGTAATTGTAGCATTCATTATTTCTTCAAATTTTTCTTTAACCCCTTCAAACATAAATTGTTTTCTAGTTCTCATTCCTACATAACCTTCATCATCCCAATAATATTGTTTTAATGCAAAATCTCTTATTTTATCTGGGTTTTTGTAAAAGTTATCTATAATCCATACTCTTTGTTTTTGGTTAGAATTTAAATCAAATTTATTTGTTTCAATAATCCCCCAATCCGAGGTTTTATCTGAATCTTTAAAATATACTTTTTCCATTACTTTTTTCATATTATTGAGCTTTTAATTTTATTATTAATTTATAATTATCTATCATAAAAGGATCACCTATTAATCTATCTTTAATTTTATCTTTAATAATATTAAAATTAATATTAGACCAATCTTCCCCTACAAATTCAGCATTTTTCTTTCCAATTCCATCTTTACCTATTTTATCCCAATCATCAACACATATTAAACATTCATTTTGAAAATTGTTATAAATATGCATTATTTCTTCTTCTAGTGGTACTTGTTCAACCGCGGTAGGTAATAATGTATTTCCTCTATGAGCTGTGTTTTTACCTCTTGCATAGCTATAAGCTCCTTTCCATTTTGAATTTTCCCAATCTACGTTATCATCCCCACTCCAATGAGCGTCTAAGAAAAAGAATACTTTTTTATCATATTCAGAATTATTAAGTTCATCAATTATTTTTTCTCTTAAAATAGTTGAACTATCACCTAAATGACATTTTATGTTTTTATTGTTTTTAAAGGACTTTTCAACTTCATTAAATAAACCTTCATCTAATTCTATAGTATGAACTTTATTAAACTGTGTTGCTAAATATTTAGTAGTAGCACCTAAATAAGTTCCTGTTTCTACTGCTGTTGTATAATCCTTTCCTATATAAGGTAAAATTCTTCTCCATTTTTCATCATCAAACTCAGAATCTTCAGGTATTTCTTCCCCAATATTACAACTTTTATCTGAGGGTATCACACCATTTTCACATCTAGAACACATATCATATGTAGTATTCTTTTTAGGCATTATATCATCATATTCTTGTGTATATAAATTTCCTAATATTTCTTCTAAATTATAATCCATACAACATAAGGAAACATCTCCATTAGGTAATAAAATATTATGGTATAAATCTTCTATACAACCACAAGTTCTTTTATCATTTCTAAATATTGTTTCAACTTCATTCATTACTTCAGTTAATTCAGGTTTTAATTGAGCTTCACCAACTAAATTCCCTGCCCTATGCCACATTTTATATTTATTAACTTTATAATCTGGATATAAATGTGTAACTTTACTATGTGTTGTACCCATTGCCATAACCATAAAATTGGATATATTAGCATTTTTTAAAGCTTCAACTACTTTTACATATCTTTCAGTTACAGGGTGTTTAGCTCTTTTTTCTTCATCAGGTAAATGTAATGTAAACCCACCATTAGGACCTCCACAAAAAGGAATATGTTTAATTTTTTCTACATCATCTAATGTCATACCTACAGCAGTTGTAAATACTGATATTCTATGACCTTGTTCATGAGCATATACCATCATATCAGAACAATGTTTATTCATGTAAGGTTCTATAAACCCAGAAAATGTTATTCTTACTTCTGTTGGTAATTTATCTATAGCCATTTTAAATTGTTCCATACTCATCGTTCTTTCTTTATGAGTTGTAAAATGTTTAGAATCCCATACTTTTTGAAGTGTTCTTTGTGGGCAAAATACACAATCAACAACACATCCCTTTTTAGGTATAGTTGTTGTAATTTCCATAGTAGGCCAATCTGTTATACTCCAATGTTTATTAACAGATTTTATGTTTTTCTTATTGTTTTTTTTTACTATTCTATGTTCTATATTTAGATTTTTAATATTATTATAAACATATTGTTTAAAGTCTTTATTTAAATCATGATTATTATATAAATCAATAAAAATATCTTCACTTTCTTTTAATTTTCCAATTTGCCAAGCAGCAAAACCTTTATAAAACAATAAACCAAAATATCCTGGGTATTCTTTAAAGTATAAAAAATCTTTATGGTTTTCTGTATTACTAATACCTATACAAGCATATAAATACATTTGGTGAAATTTTTCTTCATTAGAATTAAAACTTTTATCTCCATGAATTTCTAACCAATTACATATAAAATAATAAGCTTCAGGTCTATTTGGTGACTGAGATATAGTAGTCATTAATTGTCCTCTTTCAAATATGGGTCTACCTTTAACATTTTTCATACAAGCCCAAGAATTTAATAAACTTTCATAAACTAACTTATCATCATCAGAAATTTCAGCACATCTTAAATAATAAGACATTGCCCCTGCATATTGGCCTATATTAAAATATTCGTTAGCTAATTTAAAATTTACCATCCCATCTCTAGGATTTAAAATATAATTATCTAATTCTTTTTGTAATTTATAATTTTTCATATTCTATTTTATCTAAAACAATTTTAGGCATTTTTAATATATAAGCAGCATTATCTTGATATCCAAAAGTAATTAATAAATCATCTCCTTTTTCAGCTAAACCACAATTAAATTCAATCATCGCATCCATAAATTTAAATCTTTTTGATACTTTAACTATGTTCCAATCTTTATCATAAAATACAAACCTATGATAATAATGAGCATCTTTTCCATTTCCTACAGGATGCCAAGGAAAGTAAACTTCATGAGTTATACATAATCTATATTCTCCAAAAGGTATAACTTGAGACCCTCCTCTTAAATCACAACCTTGTAACTTAGTTATAGCTATTTTTTCTGATTTTGGTTTTTTTGTTATTACTTTACAGGATTTGTTTCTACAATTAACTTTTACTAATTCAACAGGATCTGCATGTCTTAAAAAATGATAAGGCATATCTAAAATAGGCATCCAATTTTTCTCTAAATATGTGTGGTCAGGAACTTCAATTCGATCTCTAGTTATTTCAACAACTTCACTTGGATCATTTTCAATGTATTCGTTTTCAAACTCTTCAGTACATATTATTTCACACATTTCCATTCTACCTGTTCCAATAGTATCAATATCTCTTCTTACCCCACAAGTATATAAAATATCATCCCACCTAAATATTCTAACATCTTCTTGACCAATAAAATCCCAAAGTGGTTTTTTATCATATTTAGTAGTATTTATTTTATTATGTTGTATTATGTCTAAATCATCATTTAATTTACACAAGTAATTAGTAGTTTCTAAAAACATAAAATCCTCAGGATTCATATATTGCATAGCACCCCATAATCCCCAATATTTTTGATTAAATTCAACATGATGCATTACATACCCTACATGTCTTATGTTAACTAATAAACCTTCTTTTTCATCTATATAAACAGAAGCATTACATAATCCTGTTCCTCCTATTTCTTTATTAGGAATTATTAGAGGTTTAATAAATCCTCCATTTTCAACAGATAATTTTACAAGATTATTTTCTTTTGGATATAAATTTTCCCAACTCATATATTAATTTTTATGTATTTTCATATACTATTATGCTATTTAGTTATAACTATAATATAACGCATTAAAACCGCAAAAAAACGCGGTTAAATGCGCATATATTAATTTATTAACAAGCATATTCTAAAGCTTTAGCAAACATTTTTCTATTTAAATCAATATCTTGTTTGAAGTTTTTAATGATTCTTGCTTGTCTTTCTTTACCTCCTTCTGTATTGTAATGAAAATTCCCATTAATAATGTTTTCTTGGATTGTATTAAATACTTCCCATAATCCATTACCTTCATCTTCTTTACGTTGAGTTGTTAAAACTTCATCAATAGCTTCATTTTTATATGAATTATTTGTGTCTTTAACTCTAATATCTAATAAATCTTTAGCTAAATTAACAATTGACTCCTCTTCTAATTCAATTTCTTTCATTTTATTCATTGATTCAACAGTTAATGGTAATTTCTCAACCATTTCTTTAATCATCCCTTGAAGTTCTTCAAATGTATAACCCATATGACGCATTTTAACATCTTCAAATTCTGTATCTGCAATAACTAACCCATTTTCACAAATCATTCTAAATAATCCTGCTGTAAATGTAAAAGCATTTTTTCCATCATGAGAATTTGTTAATAAAATTTGTGGAAAAACAGTATCTCCATCTTCTCCATTAATAACAATATCATTATTTCTAAATACTAGTAAGTGTTTTTGGAATCCTTTTGTTGATTTAGTTCTAGCTTTAACTTCTTTTGCATCAACAACTCTCCAACCTAATTCTTCCATATCATTAATAACTTCTTCTGTTGGAATATGAGTATATTTATCTGATACCTCATCTGAAGGATTCATTGTAAATACTGAAGGGGCTACTTTACTAATTTCTTCCTTACTCATAAATTTTGCTGATTGTAAATTTTCTATATTGATCATAACTTTTATTTTTTTTAATTAATTTTTATTCGTTTTGCATCTATTTATACCGTAAATATACGAAAGCTCTCTC